ACTGCTAAAGATCTCAATAAAAATGTAAACAACTTAGTAGAAACTGAGTTTCCAAAATATAAAAAGTTTTTTGCTGAGACGGAATTAAAAACAGAAGAGACTATCAAGAATGCAATAGACTCTTACAAAGAAACTATTGAAAGTCTCAATGCAAAGGTAAAGGTATTTACAGAGACTGAGATACCCAAGTACAATAATCTTTTAATTGAGACTAAACTCAAGTCTGAGCAAGAAGTAAAGGAATTAGAAGAAGAGGTTCTTGCAAAAGTAAATTCTCTATCAGAGAAAGTTGACTCTGTTTCTGGAGATGTAACTGAAAAAACTGCTGAAAAGATACAAGAACTTCAGACAGTAATTGACGAATATAAAGAAGAGATTGATTCTATCTCTAAGACGTATAGTAATCTCTACAAAGATTTTAAGAAAAGAGAGATTAGTGATAATGAAAAATTAGAGGGTTACTCTAATAAAATTGAAAAATATAATAAGAGATTCTCTTTCCTTGAAGAGACTGTCCAGGAAGATCTCAGAGATATTCAAGAGGTCTTAATTCAATCAAATGAAACCTATCATGCTAGTCTTAAGACAGAGGTAGGAAAGTTCAGAAATAAAATTTCTGAGCAGATGGAAGGTCTTCAAATGGACCTGGTTGTTAATGAACAACATATCAAGAAACAGAATGAGAATATTGAAACTGTAAAAGAAGAGATTCAGGAAGTTCTTAAAAGACTTCAGTTAGATACATTAGAAGAGAAGAATAAAGAGTTAGTTGAAAAGATTGCTTATCTTGAAGAGACTATCTCAGAGATAAACGAAAAGAAACTTTTAACAGAAGATAATCCAACTTTACCTGGAGATCCATCTACAAATAATTCTGCAGATCCATTAACTCCTCTGAATCAAAAGTTTGCAACACTTGATGATTTACAGAATCATTACAGAACATTCATCAATAGAATTCAACAGCAGATCGCTACTATTGGTGGCGGTGGCGCTGGGGTCATACATGACCTTGATGATGTTACCTTTGATCGAACGACTGGTGAGAATCAACTTCTCATTTACAATGGATCTAAATGGGTAGGTATTGCAAGCACTGCTTTGGGTAGTGGTGGTGGAGGATCCTCTGTTGGTGCTGCTGGAACATGGGCAGTAAGTTCTGCTGGTATTCATACAACAAAAAATGTTGGAGTTGGAACTACCGCAAGATCTGACTTTGCTCTTTATGTTAAAGGTAATCAATACGTTGATGGTAATATAACTATCGGCGGGACAATTACATACGAGGATGTCAAGAATGTCGATTCTCTTGGAATTGTCACTGCAAGAACTGGTGTTGATGTTTTAGCAGGTGGGATTAATGTAGTAGGTGTCTCTACATTTAGTACTGGTGTTGGTACTGTTCAAATTGGTGTCGGTAATACTGCACTGTTGGTTCAAGGTGATGCAAGAGTCACTGGTATTCTTACGGTTGGTAATGCGTCAATTACCTTAGATCCAAATCAAAAGAAAATCACTGGTATTAATGAGATTCTTGTTGGATCTGGTGCGTCATTATCACTGGCACCCTTAACTCTTAATCAGGGTGAATTTGACATTGATTATTCGCAATTAACACTGTCGGGATATAATGTTGAACTTAACGGAACTTACACCAGACAATCTAATTCTTTTGTTTTAGGAGTGGCTCCTAGTGCCTCTGGTAGTGCTAGATTTACATCTCTAGGTGGTTATTATTATTTCTTACATGAAAGTGATAATTCAAAAATTATTATCTTTAATATAGTTGATGGAACCTGGTCAGCAATTCATAGTTCAGGATCTAATTTTTCTTCTCCAAGCAGCAATCAGTTAGTAAATCCAATAACTGTTGCCAATTTCATTACTTCCGTTAGGGAGAGTTATACTAATGATGGAAGAGCATATCCAGGAGCTGGTTCGGGAATTGCATATAAAACCGAAGTTGTCAATCTTACATCATCTCTTGGTATTGCAACTGCAACTTCATTAGAAGTAACTGGAATTGCAACCGTTTCGACAGCATTCTATATGCCGCAGTACACAACAACTGCAAGAGACGCTGCAACATTCAATGAAGGTGCAATGATATACAATACAACCACTAAGAAAATGGAGTTTTATAACGGCACTTCTTGGACATCACTCCCAGGTATGTCTCTTGGACTTACTGTAGCACTTGACGGTTGATAAATAATAAAGAATATCCACTCAGTTGAATGGCTAAGAACGGCAAATGTAAAGCAGGATATTACTACTGCTATACGGATGAAAAATGTAAACCTATCCCTAAGGGATTCAAGGTAGTGGGTCGTGCTGGATATCTTCGTAAAGAAAATGGACATTCTGTAGATGATGAAAACAAGAATGGGAATGGCAATGGAAATGGTAATGGTCATTCCAATGGTAACGGTAATGGCGGTAATGGTGGAGGGATGAGTGAGTCTAAAAGTGGTGATTCTTCTTTGCGTGACTGGTTTGGCAAGAGTAAGTCTTCTGATGGCAAGCCTGGGTGGGTTCAGTTGGGTGGCAAATATGCAGGGAAACCCTGCGCCAGACAACCAGGACAAACAACAAAACCAAAGTGCGGTTCTAGCAAAATGAAGCGCAATCTCTCCAAGGACGAAGAGGAGAGAGCATTCCGTCGTAAGAATCGTAAAGATCCAAATCCAGATAGAAAAGGGAAGGCAATTAACGTGAAGACTGAAGAAACTATTCTGGAAAAAGAAATGCGTGATAAGCGAGGTAACGATAAATTTGATCGTTATAAGCGTATGGTTCGCCATAAGCAAGATAAGTATGGAGTTTCTACACTTAAGCAACGTATTAAACATGGCGGTGTAGATCACAACATCGACAATGAAAGAAAGGCAAAAGGTATAAAAGAAGAATTCACAACCTTACCTCTCCATGTTGAGATTCCAACCAACATCAAAGAATTCAATCTTGGATTGATGTTCCGTGAAAGTTTAGATAAGAACAGTGGAATGCTTTTCGTATTTGAGGAAGTTGCTCAGCAATCTTTCCATATGAGAGATACTATGATTCCCCTCGACATTGCCTTCATCAGAGCAGATGGTATAATCGAGAGCATCAAGCAGTTAGAACCAAACGTTGAAACTCCAGTTGAGTCTGATGGAGAAATTCTGTGTGCAATAGAAGTAAATCGTGGATGGTTTGCTGAAAACAATGTAGAAGTGGGTGACGAGATTGATATCGACCTCGAAGAAGGTAAGAAAGATGCTTGCTACCATAAGGTCAAGTCTCGTTACTCTGTATGGCCTTCTGCATATGCATCTGGAGCACTGGTTAAGTGTCGTAAGGTAGGTGCTAAAAACTGGGGTAATAAGACCAAGAAAGAAGAGTTCTCTAATTGGAGATCCGAATACAAACCAACAGAGTATGAGTTTACTGATCTCATCACACCTGATGCACTTCAACCAACCGAAGGTCTTGGATCTAAGTTACTTGGTGAAGCAGGTAAGAAGTGCTGGAAAGGATACAAGAAAGCAGGAACCCAGAAACTGTTTGGTAAGACTTACAACCGTTGCGTAAAAGCAGGTGATGAAGTCATGCATGATGGTGAGCAGATTGATGAGAAGAAGGGATGCAATCATACTCATGAAGGTGAAGAGTGTCCTGTACATGGAACTTCTGAGTGTGGTCCCAAGTTCAAAGGTGGTGATGCCGGCAAGATGGGTCCAGACAAGAACTATGTAAAACCAATGGGCGAAGCAGTTCAGGTTCCTAGAAAGACTGGACAAATCGTAAGAGTATTTCTTACCTTCAGAGGTAAGATGTATGTTATTCAAATGTTCTTCCCATCCGTCAAGGTTCCTGGAAGAAATGAAGTACAGGCACAGATTGAAAAGGTCTATCCTGGCGGAAAAGTAAGGAATTATGAAGTTTCCGATTATGAACCAGGACAACCTCTCCTACATACGGAAGACTGGCAAAAAAAGTCGGGTAAGAATCCAGAAGGAGGTTTAAATGAGAAAGGTAGGAAGTCGTATGAACGTGAAAACCCAGGAAGCGATCTTAAGAGACCTTCAAAGAAAGTTGGGAACCCTCGTAGAAAGAGCTTTTGTGCGAGAATGAAAGGAATGAAAAAGAAGTTAACTTCCTCCAAAACTGCAAACGATCCCGATAGCAGAATCAATAAATCACTGAGAGCCTGGAACTGCTGATAATTTATGTCTGATAATGTATATCTTGGCAATCCTAATCTAAAAAAAGCAAATACTGCCATTGAATTTACTCAAGAACAAATTCTTGAGTTTATGAAGTGTAAGGAAGATCCTGTCTATTTTGCCAACAATTATATCAAAATTGTTTCTCTTGATGAGGGTCTAACACAGTTTCATCCATATCATTTTCAAGAGAAGTTAATCAATAACTTCCATAACAACAGATTTAACATCTGTAAGATGCCACGACAAACTGGTAAATCCACTACAGTCGTATCTTACCTTTTGCATTATGCTGTCTTTAACGACAGTGTAAACATTGGCATTCTTGCAAACAAAGCAGCAACCGCAAGAGAACTTCTTGGAAGGTTACAGACTGCATACGA